CTCCTGCCGTATGTGCTGGTTGACGATAAAAGCGGTAAAAGCGCAGCGGCGCGGGCAAAAGTGATGGCCAAGGCTTGTTACCCGGAGTATGAGAAATTCGATGTGGCGAAGATGGAGGTGATTTCAGATGAATGAAAAGGGATTGATGGAACAGTCGAACGCAGCGATTAAAGCGGCGCTGGAGCTGTACGCGGCTGACCATGGGAAGTTGAACGATGGTGACAGCTTTACGACAAAGCTCAATAACTGTGTGCTCACCATTTCGCTGAAAGATGGGAGCTTGGACGTGCAGTTTGACCCGGACGCAGACGCCGCGGTGGATACCCCGTACACGCTGAACATGGCACTTGATATTTATGAGGAGGAAAACAATGGCTGAGTACATCAATCGTGAGGACGTATTGAAATGCCTGGAGTATAACACGATTCAGAAGCCGAGTGCGAATGATGTTGTTTCTGCGACTCTCCGGGTAGCGCGGGAAAAGGTCGAGAAACTTCCTGTTGCACAGGAAGGAGCGCTATTTTCTTTCTGGCGCGACCCCGACAAGGATCCTCCGAAAGTTGAGACGGAAGTGCTGATTCTGTTTGAAACAGCCTGCGGCGGATATGGGATTACGACGGCCCACTACGAAGATGGCACTGTTTTGTCCGAAAAAAGCAAATTCTACTGGGAAGAGATTTTCGAGTGGGGCGCCTATGATGAAGAGCATGACGATTATCTCATCCCCAAAGGCTGGTGGGAATATCGCCATTTCAACCCGGAGGATGTTTACAATAACCGCGTGGATTCTCCTGTGGTCGGGTGGATGCCTTTGCCGCCGAAGGAGGTAGTGAAAAAATGAGAACGCTTAACGCTGACCAGCTGAAGGCCGTGCTGAGCATGGAAGGTTCACTGGGACATATTCACACACTGGCAGATGTCGAAAACACGATTGATTATCTTGCTAAAGAAGAACCTGAAGCCGCAGGCGGTGTAGAAAAGTTCAGCATTTTCGATACTTCGTGGGCAAGGAAAATTCAGGCGGCGTTTCCGCAGGCGTTCGTGAATATGCAAAATGAGCTCATTTTCAGCCTGAGAAGCAATTCCTGTTTCAGGCTGGAAGATGTGAGCGATGAAACCCAGCTGAAAGCAAAAATTCTGGAGTGGCTTACGCGCACAGCAATTAAGGGCATTTCCCCGAAGGAAAGAAAACTCCACTTTGAGGGCATCAACAAGCTGCTGGGTACGAATTTTACACTTGAGGAAATGACGGATATCTATACCTATCTCGGCAACGGAATCAAGCACGACCTCTGTGTGAAGTTCGTGGAAAACGGCTATGATAGACGATTATTCAAAAAGAAGGGTGAGCAAATGGATAAGCAAAAAATCAAGAGCGTGCCAAAGTTGACGACCGACAATCCCGTGGACAACTTTCAGGCGGCCCTCAACTTTACTGACGTCAGCGAGGACGGTTGGGTATGGCTGCGGCAACCTGAAATAGCGCTGACCGAGTATGCGCGGCAGCTCGTCAAGGGCCATGGCAGCAGCATCGATTTGGACTGCAACGATATGGAACTCTCCGAAAGCCTGACCGATTACCTCTTCGACGACCCAAAGCAGAGCATCGATGGCCTGATCGCGGAGCACTACACGATTTTGTGGGCCTATGCGACCCTGCGGGAAAAGCTCAAATGGTACGAGGATGCGGGCATCCCGGCCATTCCTGATTATGGCCTGAGCACCATCCGGCGGGCAATCAATCGGTACGGCACCACCCCGCAACTCCAGATGGCGATTGAGAAAATGTCGGAGCTCACGAAAGCAATCTGCAAGCTCCAGAGGACCGTGACATTCGACTTCCGCAACGGTGCAAAGATCAAGGTTGCCCATGAGAGCGTCAGGGAAGAAATCGCGGACGTCTACGTCATGCTGGCTCAGCTTATGGAAATCATCGGAAAGCCGGAAGAAGTACAGCAGATTGTGCTCGAAAAGCTCGACCAGCTCAAAGGCTGTTTAGACGACGGGGAGGTACGCAGTGAGTAAAGAAATCTTACTTATACGCAATGATGATGGCGAATTCGAGCTGTACGATGACACCTACGATGTGGTCATTCATTGCAAAAATCGGCAGGGCATGAAAGAAACCTGCGAGATTCTGCGCAAGGTAGGCACCGACGAGAAAGCACCCAACGCTTTATTGATGGATCCTGTTGATATGGCGATTGCCATAAGGAACCATTGTAAATCACGCACAGGTGGGTGCGAGGGCTGCTGCTTTGACAGGCCGACCAGCGATAACGGGGATGGTGAATGCGTTTTGGGCTGTCCTGAAGATTGGGAGGTGCGAGACTGAGGAGTGTCTGAACGAGTATACAATTCAAAATCCACAGACGGTGAGTTGGGAGAACTTTGCAAAACTGCCGCCGAAAGCTGCTCTGAAGCTAGTATCAACTTTTGGGCGGCTGCTGGATACATGAAAGCCTACATTCAGAACCACCTCGATGACTCGGTATGGGAAAGCGTTGACACTCCAAGCCCACTGAGAGCCGATTTCAAAATTCACTTTTTGGGTGGCCGATGCTTTATGTGTTCGGTAACTGGTGAGTGGTAGAAAGGTTTTAACTATGGCAAAAATCATCTGGATATGTCCTTTTTGTGGGGCGACTACGGAAGAGGTTCGCGAAACTGACCTTGTCCCGTTCCACAACCGCCCCATCACCCTAAACAGGGAGTGCCAAAGGTGCATATACAGGCAGCGCTGGAATGACCTTTCCATGCTGGGGGTTATTCCTTCTATTGGTAGCGGCGAAGAAGTTCGTAGCGCAGAGTATTATCACGATGTATGGGGGTTTGATTATTATGGTCCAGGGTAAAGCTGTTCTGCTGAGCGTCCGTCCAAACTGGTGCAAGCTGATTTGGGCCGGGATGAAAACGGTTGAAGTGCGCAAGACCTGCCCAAAGCTCGAAACGCCGTTTAAGGTGTACATTTACTGTTCCGGCAATAGCGGATGGCTAATGAGGTCACCAAAGGGCTTGCGGAAGATGGACAGAAAAGTAATTGGTGAGTTTGTCTGCGATGAGGTTTACAAGGTCGATAGAGATAGCGTGGGGTTCAATTTTACAGCCCCAAGTCTGGATTTGCCGGTTTACACCATGCCAGAAAATAACGATGAGTACCGAAATGTCCAGCGAGAGGAACTTACTACTTGCCTGACCGACGAACAGCTCTCTAAATATCTTGGGATACACCCCGGCTGGGGATGGCACATTTCCAACTTGAAAATTTATGACCGACCACTCGACCTGCGAGAACTCACTGGCTTGCAAGAGACACGGTTTGGTATGCGGCCTGTGGAAATTACCAGCCCGCCCCAGAGCTGGCGCTATGTGGAGGATGCAGAATGTACGTCATGAACAAAAAATGGGACTCCATCACGAACATTGCCCAGTGCACCAGCGTGTATGTGAGTCCTGAGCACGAAATCAAGGCTGTTCCTACGGGCGGCGGTGCGGTGTATCGGCTGGGACAGTATGAAACCGCAGAAATTGCCCGTGCTGTGCTGAATGACCTGTATATGCACATTTCGACTGGCTGTGTCTACCAGATGCCGAATGACCAGCGAGCGCTGGTGCTGGCCCGCGGAATGAGCGACGAACGGCCTGACAAGTTTGCCGGGAATGGTAAGAAGCCGGTGCGCAGGGGAGGATCCTGATGACTAAGAGACATCATTATAACCGAAAAGGCCAACCACAGAAGCGGTGCAATCCAGACACTTGCCCGAACTGTATGTACATTGGAGAGGGCGACAGCTGGTGCGACAAAATTGGGGAAATTGTTCTTTCTGACTGGGAGCCTACGGATTATTACATGGGGTGTTGTAAGGGGGCAAGAGCAAATGAAAGCACACATCGAGCCTAAGAGCAAGGAATGCCCGTTCTGCGGCGCATCTACCTATGAAGTTATGAGTGGTACGGGCGTGAAATGTATTCGGTGCACCAATAAGAGAACTTGCGGTGCCATCGTCAGTTTCAACAACAAAGACTGTGATGAACGCGGAGTTTCCCCGGTTAAGTACTTCAATCGGCGGACGGAAAGGAAAGCGCTCCAATCGGCGTGCGGAAAGGGAGCAAAAAATGAATCTGATTCGTGAAGTTCTTTCAGACCAGACGGTGACGGCTGTGGCATCTATCATCCTGATCGTGGCCGCGCTGCCTATGGCTGGATGGTCTTGGGCCGTAAATCAAATGGCCGGAAAATCGGCCGGAAGAAAAAAGGAGGGTACATGAAAGCACATCTGGCGTTCTTGTGCAATGGCCGGTGCCAGTGGTGTAAGAACTATTGGAACTGCAGCAAAACAAAAAGGCTCTTGGCAAAAATTTTGGTGTGCAAAGATTGGAGATGGCAAAACAGATGAAGAACATTCGCCAGCAACGGGCCGATGAACGGGATAAGACGGCGCAGATCTTCACTTGGTGTATGGTAGTGGCCATGCACCAGGAAGAGGGCATTGGAGCTACGCGCCTAGAGCGGGCCTGTAATGAAATGCACGAGTTTCAGCAGCGGTACAAAACAAAAATCCTGACCGAGAACCGCAAAAGCGCAACAGATGCTATGCGGGAGGACTTGAAGGGTATCTGCGATTTCGAGATCCGGCTTCCGCAGACTAAAGCTCCGCGCAACCGCAGGGAAGAACAGATCCGCATGGCTCAGAATGAGGGGGCGGAAATTGCATGGTTGGTTATGGCGGCGACAACGCACCTGACCTTCG